CACAATCTGTTCGTTCCTGTTGAAGTTTTTCGTCATTATTGCAGCCTTGATTTTTGCACCTTTTGAAGGGAACCACGCTCCACGCCATAGACCCTCTCTATCTTCAAGAGTTATCTGCAAATCATCCGACTTACCGTGAGCATTATCAGTGAAGGAAAAATCCAACAAAAAGGAGTGGATATCCCGAGAGATATCCACTCCTGCATAAATCAACGATATATAGGCTCTTCTTGCTTCCACGATATCACCTCTTCCATGGCGGCAAGATAGCAAATCGGGTTACATCCACGTCTGGTACACGAATTGTTATATTTGCTGGGAAAAAGACTCTGTCATGATGTTTGGGGTTCGCCTCAATCAAATGATGCATGAAACGCTCGTTCCCATATACTTTTTTTGAAATCCAATCCCATGTGTCGCCCTGAATAGTTGTATATGTCGTCATGAGAAACTCAGCCTCCGTTCATCACGGCGAACACTTTCAAGCCGATTCATCAAATCGTCAGCTGCTTTCTTCAATGCTTTTTCGAGATCTATACCCATGTCTCCATTGCTTGAAAGGTTGATATTAGGGGCAAACGTAAGATAAATCGCATCCCCAGATTCATTTACCCCCAGGATTTCCCCAGTTTTCTGCCATAGATCGATGGCTCTTTTTCTTCTATGCGGAGAGTGAGGGATGATAGACTCGCCACCTTCTTCCGCAACCATGGCTAAATGAGGAAACCTCGTTATGGTCCCTGCAGCATGTCCGGGTACTGAAGAAAAAACATTCCAGGCTAGATCTGCTTCTTGCTTCTGTTCTTCAGCACTACTCCCAAACCCTATAGCCTTCTTCAGTCCATTCCATTTTTCTTTAATTTTATCCCAGTTTTTACACAATGCCACTCCTGCAGCTATGAGACTACCAATGCCCACCACAATAAGCCCTATTGGATTAGCGGATAATGCCGTATTGAAAAGCCATTGTGCTGCCGTTGCCGCTTTTTGCGCCACTGCAAGGGCTATCGTTTTCACTTTCATAGATACCAAAAGAGCCTTTAGAGTATTATATGCCGTCATTAGGCCGAGAGCCCCGCCCTTTACGAATGTCCACGCATACCCTCCCGCTATGGCGGTTACCCTTAGTCCTATTAGAGCAGCTGTTGTACCTACGATGAGCTTTGTAAGAAAAGGGAATTTTTCAGCTAGATCCGCTATTAAGGTAGCGACCTTACCCAATGGCGTAGCTATAGCATTGATGCCAGGTAGCATTACTCTGCCGATCGTTGCAGCCAAGACAGTCAACGTTCCCTTAAGAGCATTTAACTGGCCTTGCGCGCTACTCAAAAACTTTTGAACTTCCTGGTCGACTATCCCCTTAGAACCTTCTGAAACATCTTTAAACGCTGTTTGCAACTCTGACAGTTTATTTAAAAGAGGAACTAATCCTTTGGCACCTTCATCTCCAAAGGTCTTTTGAATCGCCTGGGCCCTTTCATCGATATCCAGGCCGTCAAGAGATTTCTCTATCTCTTCAAGGGTAGCAATCATGTCCAGCTCGCCTTTTTCAGTTCGCTTGATCTCTATGCCCCACTCTTTTTGAGCCTTGCCTAGCTGACGAAGCACGGCGTTCATAGAGGTTCCCGCTCTGCGGCGCTATTTAATTGCCCTAAAAGCGTGACGCCTTGCTCTAGATTCACATTGTAGTTCGCTAACCCCGAAGCTCCTTCCTTGAGCGAGTCCCCTAGCTGGCCAAAGTCACGAATCTGGTACTTGAACTGAACTTTTGTAAGAAGGTCACCTAATCGGCTCATTTTTTCTTCGGTGGTTCCAGACAACTGTTGTCCAAGGTTGTTATATGTGGTTGCAATAACCTCTCCAACCTGCTCTGGTACTCCAGCCGTCACTTTCGCTACCTTGGCTACAACAACTCCTGCCACTCTGGCGGCTTCTGCTTCGAGTCCGGCACTATTCAGTGCATATTGAATATCAAATCCTTCTTGATATCCAGTCAAACCCGACCTTGCTAATTGCTTTGCTACAGTAGCAGCCTCTTTCATAGCTAAATCTTTATCTTTTGCATTAATGACCGTAGAAAGCCTCACTTCCGCTTCTTGGGCTTGAATAGCTGCGTAGAGTGGAGCTGCCAGCGAAGCACCTAAAGCCATCGTATCTACCATTTGCCCTCGCAACTGAGATCTTCTCTGTAGGTTGACCTGCTTAAGCCCTTGTAATTCCTGCAGCCTTTTTTGTACACGGGCTGTTTTTTCGATCTGCTTTGCAAGTTTTTCTTGTTCTCCTCTGAGCCCCTTCGTAGAAATCCCTGCAGCAGAAAGAGCACCGCGCAACTGTGTAAGTTCTTGGCGTTGCCCTAAAAGCTTGTCTTTTAAGCCCTGGGCTTTCTTTTGTGCTGCATTGAATTGATTTTGCAAAGCCCTTGTTGGGTTTTCGGACTTCTGCATTTCAGCGGCAAGGCGAGCCACATCAGACTGAGCCTGAACAAACTGTAATCGCGTGTCATGAATATTCCGCTTTAAGCTTTTGAATGCTTCTATATTCCCTTGTTTGTCGCCAAGGTTCTTCAGGTCTTTCCCTAGCCTATCAATATTGGCAGCGGCAGACATGAAAGGCTTTCCAAAACCACTAGACAACTTAGATCCCAGATGTATCGCAAACTCGTACACTTTACCCGCCATGCCTGCCACCTTCCTTCCGCATTTCAGTTATGTCATCTACCCATAAAACAAGCTCCTTGAAAGGCATTTGAAGCCAAAAATCTATGCCTGTTCGCGTATATCGTGCAATGCGTAAAATCAGCTGCCTTATTTCTCTCCCGGAGGGCCTTCCGTATCTAGCAAAAAATCTTGAACCACCAGCGTAACGTAGGCAAAATCTTTAACCGGCAATTTTCTGATCATATCGGAATCAACCTTCGCAGCTCTGGCAGCCAAATTGCTCAGATACGACTTTGAAAACTCTGCCACCGGAGATACGGCTTGCTGAAGGGCCAAGCATTCCTGCTCCGCTGCTATCATGTCTTCTCCACTCAACCCATCAAGGTCAAGATCAAGTGTCGTATATTCTTTCCCGGCATAAAGAACCGGCTTAGAGAGCTTTATTTTTTTCATTTACTCCAACTCCTTACACAAGACCAAGGTCGGCTTTGACTTTGGCAAGCACATCTTCTCCGTTGATCTTACACACGCCATTGAGCTTATCTATATGGATAAGCTCTTTTCCCTCAAGCCACGCCCTGATATGTAAAACTTCGAACTCATTGGCCACATCTCCTGAAGCGCCTACATCCAGTTTGCCTAGCCCTGTCTTTTTAGGAACAGCACCACAAACAACCTTTAACGCTTCAGAAGTATATTTTCCTGTAGCAGCATCATGAATTTGTATGGCTCCTCGCATATCGAGCTGATGAGCCTGAGGAACAGATAATGCAGCGGAATTACTGGTAACAGTTCTCCAGTTAATTGTAAGAGTCATGCTTCCATAATGGCCAAGTGTGGGGGAATCTATCTCTCCAAGAATTCCTGCCCCTTTAACTGTCTCAGTCATTGGCTCAAGAGAAGGCAAATCGACATCAGCTACGCCAATCAAATCGTTGCTCTCATTGAAAACTCTAAAGTTAATCAGCTTTTCTGGAACTATATTCATTCGACATTACCTCCTAATCAAAAAGAGAACTGAGGTTGCTTACGTCATACTCGATAAGCCACTCAATATCTCGTGCAGGAATAGGCGGAGTCATAAACAAGTGGAAACGAACGATTCCATCGATCAAATCGGTCAACGGATTTTCATCTGATCTGAACTCCACTCTGTTCTGGTTGCCTACCAGAATTCCTCGTGCCGCGAGTCCGTTCAAATTGATATTCTCACTATCGACGATAGTCTCGATCAATCGTCGATTTGTAGGGGCATCAACTTTCTGCCAATATGTCATGATCAGCTGATTGGCCTTCCAGTAGAACATGCGTTTTACAGGAATGAAAGAATCTTTTGCATCGGTAACGCCTGGATATGTCGCAGTGCGGTTTCCCCAACATTTCCACCCACCTATAAAATTCAAGGCAGTAACGATACCCTGACTGTTTAAATAGTTTGCCTGGTCAAGGGTCAGGCTTATCTCGTTGCTCTCGCTAGTATCACCAATCGTTGATCCATCCATCTGCAGAAGATGATTGGAAGGGCTCACGTATGGAATTCCCTCGTTTTCAGCATCGATCTGCATCATCAAAGCAGCCACCTGAGTACTCAGATGATAGACAGCGTTACCCAGCTTGATCTTCGGCCAACATGTGATCATATTTTCGTGAACAAAGTTATTTATTGTTTTCCAACCAGGAACATCAGAGTATTTTGTATTTGCATCTACGGGGATATCAACAAGAGCAATCGACTTAAAAACGCTATTGATATTCTTTGTCTTAGCCGCCATAACCGATGCTACGGAAGTATCATCGCTCCAACCAGGAGCCAATAGCATGCCTGGGACAAGCCTAAACTTCGGGAATACCTGTTCCACGAGTTCGAGACCTGTATACTTGCCCGTTGCTACGTCGTAACCGCCTACAATATCTGTATTTTTAACAGCCATGGGATCAAGTTTATCGTAAGAAACTGTCAGTGTTGCCTCAGCCTCTATCGTTCCAGTAGCAACGCGAGTAATTACCAGCTTCTCATCGTCATCAAAAGAAAGGATGTAATCTTTGTTAAGCTCATATGTCGTATCTCCAGCCTGACTCTTTACCACAACAGATTCTGGCAAAGCACCGAACTCTTTC